GTACCATCAGTGGATAATCTAAATTTGCATAAATAAGCTCCCGCTGTTCCTATCTTTTCAAAGTAACTTTTAACAAATAAATTATCCCCAACTATCTTACTATTAGCCGCAATAAGTTGAGAAAATAATATAGTTTCAGTAGTACCTACCGAAGTAACAGTTGTGTTATTTGTAAAATATTTATTTTGCTTTAAATTCAATTGCGCTTTCAACTTCAATGGTGTTACAATTCGAGTATCATCCGTTCCCGTAGCTACTTCCGATGTTGTGGCTATTTCAGCAATTCCTGCTACTGTTTCTGTTGCGTTTGGAATAGATGGAACAACACTCAAAGGAATAGGAACAAGCGTTCTAACGGGTGTAGTACCTCCAAATTGAAACTCATAAGTTGGATTTGAACCTCCCGCAATTCTCGAACCGTAAAACTTCAAAACTATTCTATCGGTTGCAGTAAATACACCATCATCCCAAATAGCCGTAGCACTAAATTCAGCGTAAACACCATTATTAACTGGCAAAGTAGGATTTGATACTCCTATCAAAGTTTCAGTACCTAAACTATCTCTTTTGTAAATATTGAAATAAAATTCAGCAGTTCCACTTCCCGCACTTCTACGAATATTACCAATAGTTGTAGTATTAAATACTCCAGGATTACCGTTTATTAAATCGGGTACTGTAATCAAAGAAGATATTAATTGATTTGTTGTTGTAATAACTCCAGTAGATACATCAACCGCAGTTACATTATACTCAGGGTCGTGAATATCAGTTACTAATTTAACATAGCCTACAACATCACTAGCCACCGTTGTTGGATATAAAATAAGATTACTTGGTAAATCTAACAAAGTAATATAAGGATGCACACCATCTTCACCATCGTTTATAAGGTCGCTTGTATTTGTAGGTAATTCGTCGATTGTAGCTAGTGTATAATCTCCCGTTACTTCTCTGTATGGAAAGTTAATCTCAACACTTGCTGACTGATTAGGAGTTGGAATATTAATTCCAATTTGACCACTACCAGATACGCCAATTCTAGTTAGATAGTGTACTCTATTTTTCTCACCTTCAATAAAATCTAAATTTTGTAACCAATTTTCATGTAAAGTAGTTTCTAAGCCTATTTTTTGATAAACACTATTATCAATTCTACCAGCTAACATTAAACGATTGGTTATATTATCCCCACTTGCGTCTGTAATTCTATCCTCTGCATAAATATCAATACCATCATCAAAAGGTATGCTTACTGAATAAGTATCTGTATTTGATGTTACAATACTCGCTACACTACCCACCGCTAAAACTTCATCAAGTGATTGTGAACCGCCTCCGCCTGTTGAATTAATTATTGGATTTAATGGATCAGTATTATCAACAGCAGAACCCGTAACAGATTGAACCGCTCCGCTTAATAGTGCAATTGGTATTTCAACAGCTATCTCCCAATGGTCTGTTAAAGACATTATAGCGTTTAATTCTTCAGTGCAAATTAAATCAGGATAACCGTTTATATTTAAAAAAGTTCCAATTCCTGCTAAAAAGAAACTAGGCTCAGCAGGAACGTCAGGCAATTGTTGTCCATCGGTTACAGAAATTGGCAAAAATCCAACACCCGAACCAGCACCAACGGCAGCAGCAACTAAATCTACTAAACTTTGTATCGTTGCTTTTTTTAATTCAGTTCCGTTTGTATGTGCAAATTCATTAACTAAAGATATAACATCCTCAGGTAATTGGTCTACTCTAATCGTTGTAATATTATCGGGATTTATTGCCATAACTTTTTTATAATTTCATTATTTTTAAAAGAACCATATAAGGTTGCATATTTTTATTAATTCCGCTTTGTCCTTCCGTACTTAAAACTCCAGTTTTTAAACCTACTGAATTAGTTGGTGATACAAGAATTAAATTACCGTTGTTAGCAGTGTCATCTTCCGATCCTATGAATGTGTGACTATGTGATACTAAAATAGCATTTTTTGAACCGCCAACAGCATTAATAACATTGTAGTTAGTTCCATACCCAATAGAAACTAATCCATCTAAATTAGGAGTTGCATTTTGACCGTTGCAAATTGCCCAACCTTCCATTAATAACGTTCCTAATCCAGTACCTGAAAAATTAGTATCTATATAAGTTTGATTAACCCATAAATCTCTAATTTCAAATTGAAAAGCATTTGAATTTATATTAATAAAATCTACTAAATCCTGACCTGTTATTTGTTGTAAATCAGTGCCGTTTTCAACTGCTAAATTAGAAGTTAAAGTTATCGTTCCAGTTGGTAATTCACCAACTCGTATAGTCGTTATTTCTGCTGGATTAATTGCCATCTGTTGTTCTTAAAATTAAAGTTGCTGTTTCATCAGTTGTTATTATTACATCAGGATTACCATCGTTTAATACAAATTCGCCTAATGTTCTAGTTAATGGAATACCATAACCTGTTAAAGAACCCGTAAAACTTAAAAACTCGCCAACTGTTGAGCTTTCTGATATTTCATTAATATAGCATTTACCGTAATCTACAACTGGAAAAATAGAGCCTTGAATTTTCCAATCTAAAAGCGTTTTACTTCTTTTCAATAGTTTTAAACGGTCATAACTAGCAATTGCAAAATTGCCACCTGCAACCGTTGTATTAACTTGCAATCCATCAAAAGAAATACTATAATTTTGATTTGAAGGTCTTGATGTATTCCAACCGTTATTATCACGTGTTGTAGTTGGTAACATTTCTGAACTTTCAGATAATGAATTACCCGTTAAACATCCAATAGGTAACCATGTGCCTAATTGCTTTATGTATAAAATCCTATCGCTCCCGTTTGTAAAATCCATGTTTCAAAGATAATAAAATTATTTAGAATTATTATAAATAGTTTTAACCTTTTATAGTTGGTTTAATTGTTGAGTTACCATAATCAGGTGAAATTACATATTGAATATCTGCAATATCTGTATTATAAAATTGCAATAGTTTAATTTGTGATTTATTACTTTTATAATCATAATCATATTCAATAGGCATAAATAAACCAACTACATTATCAATAGTTACAACTGACATATAAGGTATTTCACCAAAAACACTACCTGAAAATACTTTAATAGAATTAGATTGTATTCTTAAATCATCCATTGCAGAAATACCTAACAAAGGCAAACTTTCAAATTTGTTTTTTCTTGTCCATTCATCTGTAAGTGTAATTTGATTTGATTTATAAAGCGATCCGATTAATATTCCATTACCATCACCGTTAAAAACTTTTTGATTTTCTTTAGTAATTGAACTTGGCGGCTCAAATCTAGTTACTGTATGAAATTCGCCTACAATCCCTTGTTTTGTTATTTCATTATCTAAGATTTGAATATAATTAACTGTTGCTGTTATTTGGCTACTTGATATGCCTAATCTAACCTCGCAAATTATAACAGTTATATCACAATCATTTAGTATAGCAGGCATTAACAATTCATAACTCGTTGTAAAATCTACATTTCTTTTAGCGCGTGTTTTTACTCTTATAAAACTATCTGTTAATGTCCATTCATTGTTAGTATTTAAGAAATAACCATCGGATGTAGTTATTTTAATAATAAATTGAACATCCGTAAATGGTAATCCTCCGTTTTTTCTTGTAGTTACTTTTGTTCTAAAAGTCAAAACACTATCAGAAAGTGCATTAAAAGAAGTTGAAGTAAAAACGTCAATTGCTCCTGAACCTTCTTTTATTATCATTTTTAAACCCGATGTACTTAAAGCATCATTTATAATAATAATGTTTGCGGTTGGTAAAGCTGGATTAGTAGTCCAATCAGTAAAAACCATTGCCGTATCATGATTTAAATTAGGGTTATCTAAAAAACCATCTATAAAACCATATTGATAATTTAAACGGTATGCAGAAATTGCTCCCTTTACTTCAATTTGTTGGTTAGCATCGCAATGATGTGGATAAAAGTTATTTATTTGACTACCTAAAGCAGTATTTAAATTCTTTAAAAATGAAATGTTTGTAGTTTGATTTATAAATGTAGTAAAACCATTTAACTCTAAATCATTTGGTCTAAATATCCACCATTGCCCATCTTGTTGAGTAATCACTGCAGAAAATAAATTTAACATAGATGTTAATACTTCGTTGCAATCCATTATAACTACATCGTCTATATCTTTTATAAAACGTTCTGAATTTACATAAACATCTTTTAAAATATTAGTTCCTGCATAATCTAAATATTCTACTTCCGTACTTGTATTAATGTCCATTGATAAACGTGTACGGTCTAAACATCCTTTAATCACATCATAAATAGACATCATTCCCGTAAATCTTAAACCATTGCTTTGAACAAAAGATAAATCTTTCAATAAACCCAATCCGTCAACACTTTCAACATTAACCAACCATTCATCATTAACATAACTTTGTTGTATTCCATCGGGTTTAATATAACCCTCAAATATAATTTGATTATTTTTTAATAATTCTGTTTTATAGAAAAACTCACCGTTTAACAAAAATTCATCAAAAGTAACTGTTTGGTTAGCCTCTAATGTAATATCTAAACCAGTCCCTCGTATTGGCGATAAAATACTATCTACACTTGCTTTGACAAGCGAAAAATTCCCGAATATTTCAGAAGATAATCCTAAATAATTTGTTTTATAAATATTTAGAATATAATTATCAAAAATCATATAATAAATTAAATTAATTACAGAAGGTTCAACATCGGCAGTTGAAATTAATAAACTTGCATTTATATCAGGATAAATAGAAACTACCGCATCGGCTTGTATTAATACTTCAATTGTAAATCCAACTATATTATAAGTGATTAAATCGTTATAATAATTATCTCTTAAAAAGTTTAAAGTTATTTGTAAAGTATCTTCAAAATTAGCACCAATAGGCATTTGATAATCTAGTGTTGGAGTTGCTCCGTATGGTATAAAATTAATTTTACAATCATTTGAACCATTGGAATAATAAAGGTCGTAACCATCAATTTGAATTTCATATAAAAAACCGTACCCAGTTGTTATTGGAATATCTATAAATTCTATTATTATTTTCTTTGCCATAATTTTATAAAGCTAATTGCCCTCCTAAACGTCTATTTGCGTTTAATGTATTTGATAAAACTCCGATTAATTTTTGTCCTGCAATTTCAAAAACAACAGTACCGCCATTATTGCCACCGCCTGAAAAACCACTACTCGTAAAACTTTGATTATTTGCACCGCCTCCAGTTGATGAAGATGCGCCACCACCCCCGCCACCTATTGAGCCACCTATCGATTTAGATTTACTACTAAATATTGACCCCAAAGCAACCAATCCAACACCCGCAGCAATAGCCACATAAGGATTTAATGATTTTAAAGCAGTTTTAACCGCGATAAGTCCAACACCTATTTCAATAGCCATTTTTCCCATTTGAATTAATAAACCTCCTAAACTAGCTAATAAAGATTGTCCAATAGCTCCTAAAACACTACCGCCATTTGCTAAAGCGTTCCCTATTGCAGAACCTATACCCGCAAAAGTGTCAACTAAAGCTCCAGATATAATTTCTGATGCTCTACTATTAAAATCATATAAAGCTTGTGTCATAGCTACTAAAGAGGCGCTTACTTCTTCTGGCAACATATCCAAAGATGCTTTAATAGTATTCGGTAACTCTTTAACCTTATTTCCTAAAGCATCAATTTGACCGTTAAAAACTGCAATACTATTCACGTCAACTAAAGGCGCGGATATCATTGGCAGTAATCCGCTTACTTGTGGTGTTACGAATGATTTTGGCGCTTTTTTAGTTTCATTATCCCCAAAAAAATTAAAACCCTTAGATTTTGCTATTTCAGCCGCTAATTTATTATATTTTTCAGCAACTGATAAATTAGCATTCATTGCTTTTGTACTTCCATTTACAGCTTCTTTCCTATTTTTTTCAGCGCCAGACATTGCGTTAATTATATTAACTGATTGTCCAGATGCCAATAAAAAATATTCTAAAACTCCTAAATGTTTTTGAGTTTCATTTTTTGATAAGTTTTCTCTTTTAAGTAATTCTTTTGCAGCTTCTCCCTGTGCTAATGTTGCAGTAGCTTTATAAAGCATCATTTGAATATAAGCAGCACCATTTTTAACAAGTTGTTGTTCAACTTCATCTAGGCTTTTAACTATTCCAGTGGTCTTACCCATTGTTTCGTTATAATGTTCAACTACTTTATTTTTATTTAAAAAACCATCTTTTGCAAGTTGAACTTCGTTTGTTAATTGCTTAACATCTTCAGCAGCTTGTATTACAGTTTGATTTGTATATGCTTCCGATGTAGCTTTTTTTAATGCATCGCTATAAGCATTTGTATCACCCGTTAATTTATCAATAACATCTCCAACACTTAATCCACTTTGAGCCATTAAAGTTAATCCTGTTGTAAGCAAAGAAACACCTAACAAAATACCACCAGAACCCATTAAAGAACCAGCTAAAGCCTTTAATGCGCCACCTGTTGAACCCGTAGATTGTTTAAGATGTCCAAAAGCCTCTACCGTTGCAGTAATATTATTACCAATACCCATTATTCCATAAGGCGCATCTTGTGCAATACGCGAAAACTGCATTAAAGCATTACCACCGTTTGCAACTTTTGGCGTCATTCCTGCAAAAGAAGTTCCTGTATCTTTAACAGTCGTTTTAAGGCTGTTTAAATTTTGTTTGGCATCTTTTATTTGAGAATTTATTTGAGTAGTATCTAAGCCTAATTTTAATTGGTCTAGTTTTACTTTAGAAAGTTCTTTTATATCAAATTCAACTTCTTTGATTTTTTTTTCAAAGTCGGTTATATCTGCTCCTATTTCAACTGTTATTTTACCTCCTGCCATTTTTTAAATTCTTTAATAAACATTTCTTTTTGAGCGTCTGATATACTTCCGCTTTGTTTTTTGTCTTTATGCAATGGTAAAAATTGCTCTTTTCTTTTAGTCATCTTTTTAGGGTCTTGATGTGGTGCAATATAAGTGGTCCACATAACTTCCCTTAACTTTTCCCATTCGTACAAATCTATTCTTTTATACGCAAAAAGCCTGATTTGAAATTCTGCCCACGTCATATCGTACACGAAATCCAAATCAGGACATTTAAGTTCACCAAGAGCAAAACATATTACATCTTCGCTCCAGTTTATTTTTTCGTCACTTTTTTTTTAACTTCTTGATTTTCATTAACTGGAACATCTTTTGTTAAAGATTGTCTAAAAGCCTCAAAGAAATCAAAAATAATACTATTATCAATTCCTAATTCATCAACCCATTCAGCAACATCAAAAGCATCAAAAGGTGCAAATTCGTTTTTTCTAGTATATCCAAAAGATAAAGAATAAAACATAATTAAAGGCATCCATTTAAACGGGTTACCTTTAATTTTTTCGTCTATTTCATGAAACTGTATATTTTCTTTTTCTAAGAAGTTCCCCAAAAATCCTAATCCAAAATGAAATGTTCTTTTTTCGCCTCCTATTTCTAAAGTTATCGATTTCATTAAACGTTTGGATCAGTTAATAAAATAGCACCATCACCATCGATAGTAGCACTAAATGTAGTTACTTCGTCACCACTTCCAAAAGTAGCGCTAAGGTCTGTTAAATAACCACTACCGTAATACTTCACACTTGCAGCATCGTCAATATCAGTATCAATTTTCCATTCAACTAACGTTTTAGCTTGTTGCAATAAAAATAATGCATCATGTGATTGTTTTGCAGTATCTCCTCCAGCAGTTGTAGTATCAATATATTCACCCTCTGCATCGATTGAATAGCTAAAAGTACCCGGTGTTTTTTTAACTACACCCGGAAAACATTTTGTTTGACTTTCAATCATTGCAACGGTTGTATTTAAACCATTTGAAGTAAGACAAGCTACGGGCTTGTATGCAGCAGTATCGTAAATGTACAAAATACCTTTTTCACCTCTTATACTCATTTTTTCTATTTTTTTAAGATTAATTTATTTATTTTCAAAGATATAAAATTATTTATAATAATTCTAAATAATTACTTTAATTATTCAAGTGTTAATATAACGCGTATAAAGTTTCTATAAACTGTTTGCGTTTCAGAACTGCTATCTAAGTTTGAAGGAAACTCATAACGTGTATTTAAAACACTATATCCACTAATTGATATATTTTCAATAAGTGCTAATATTGCATTTTCCATATCGTCGTTTACTACTCTACTACCTACATTTCCTGCACCATTATAAATAGCTACAATATCTAATAACGTGTAACTAACCCAACGGTTGCCACATTTGGTAGCTTTGTCGATTTCTTTATCTTGTGTAGAAATAAGGACGTATTGAGTCGGGTTTAAATTACCCGTTACTTGTGTATCAAAACAAGGATAAGTTGAATTAACAGCGTCGTAAATAGCTTTTCTAACGTATTTATTTGGATTAATCATAATTAAAACTAAAATTAATTCAAAGATAAGACTTTTTTGTTATTTATAATGATTCTAAATATAATTTTTAGTATATTTTAATTATCGAATGCAAGCGATATAACAATTTAATAAAAATCCCTATTTTAAGTGCCTTGCATCGCTTTTTATAGGGTTTTTTTGTATTATGGAAATTTGGAAAAAAATAAAGGATTTTGAAGATTATCAAGTTAGTAATTTAGGTAATGTAAAAAGTTTAAAGTTTGGTAAAGAAAAAGTATTAAATAAATATTTAAATAAAC